TCTGTTTGTGCAACAGCACCTGCTGTCTGAGGACCCAAGTTACCTCGCCAACTACCGTAATTTCCTGTAGGCGTAACACCTAAGTTTTCTCCTGCACGGATTTGGCCTAATGCTCTATTTCGGTTGAAATTGTTTTTAACGGCCTCTACACCACGTACAATCCCCTCAATAGGTAGCCCAGTAAATACACCTAAAGCAGTCACTGCACCGGGAATATCTGTCGGAGTCGGAGTTGTATATCCAATACCTGCATTGGCTAGGGCAGTATCAATATCTTCTGTAGACAGACCCTGACTTGGCTCTGGTGCCTCACTAGGCTCACTGGGGCCACCGTCTGTCTCTGGAGCAATGATTGCTTCAAGAACACAGGTACCGGTAGCAGGATCTTTAACGTAACCTTCAGGGCACTCTTCTTCTTCAGGCTCTTCTTCCTGTTGCTGATCCATCAACCCTTCACGAGTAAGCACAGTTTCAGGGGCAAAGCGAGAAGCACGTTCTTCCTCAAACTGACTTGCACTGACTTGTTGTCCTGTTGCAGGATCAACGTACGCCATCTTAACTCGGCCAGTGACAGGATCTGTAACGTAGCGTAACTGGTAGAAAGGCTGAGTAGGGTCGGCTGTCTGAACGTCTGTGCCTTCTGCTGCTTCAATGATTTCAACTTCAGCCACTTCAACTTCAGGCTTATCTTTTTCTTCTATGTCGTAATCAACATCTTTCTTATTGACAGGCTCTTTAGTTTCTTCATCGACTTCAGCAATGCGACCATCACTCGCCATCAAGCCTAAGCCCATCTTGGCCTCTTTGCGCATCATCTCTAAGTGCTTTAAGCCGTGCCACCGTACAACGTCTGCAGGAACAACATACTCACCCTCGGATAGCATGGCAGGAATATCGTCAGCTACTTCTTCAGGAAGAGAACCTGCAGGGATCTCGTTGCCTGAATCAGACTCAATGCCAATCGTCACACCCATCATGTCACCCATCAAACCACCACAGGCCATTTCTGGCATCTGTCCCATTTGTGGAGGGGCGTCAACAATGTTCTGTTGTTGTAATACTTGCTGCTTAACAATCTCATCCCCAGAGATGATTCCATCGTTATTCATGTCAGCCTCATCAATATCTTTCATTGGATTCATTTCTTCCATTTGATTGCTTGCCATTGTTTCTACTCCGCCACCTTGGCGCATCTGAAGTATGTTGCCCATTAGTGCTTACCTTCTTCTGCCCGTTGCTGGGCTTCTTCCCTCAACGTCAGTAATCGACGCACTTCTCGTATTTGCCCCTGAATAGCGTACATATCAGCTTCGCCTTTACACTGCTCTAGCTGTAAGTGCAGGTAATTAAGACGATCACCGACATACGTCTCTAGGCGATCCATGTTCTGTTTGCCATTGACGAGGGATAAAAGTTTACGTGCAGTTGTGACTTCCACAGCGTTTAACCCTCCGGTCCTTGAGCATCTGGGCGACTAAATCCCTCAGCACCCGGCTCAGGTGCGTTTCCTGGCCCCATAGCGCCCGCTCCTACCCCTGCTTGGTTATCTGGCGTAGGTGACCCTTCCTGACCCTGTTGCGTCGCTCCTGCGGCTTCTGGTGAAGCCTGAGGGGCATTTTGTTGGTACTGTGCCATGAGTGCAGCTTGGATAGCCGCCTCTCGTGGGTCATTAACGATCTTGTCTTCATCCAAATCCAAGCTGGCGGCAATCTCACGCAGGATGTAGTCGAACTTGATCATAGGTGCCATGGCAGGGTTTGCACCGAGTTGCATAACCTGCATCAACTTCTGAGACCGAATCTCATTACGCATGAGAGACTCTGTTCCTCGGGCCAGTACAGCTAAGTCACCATTAGCCTCTGGATCAAAGTCGAATTGCATGTTGAACGAAAAGAACGCCCGACCAATAGGTGCAAGAAGATAGTCGTCAATGTTCTTAACAACTGTCTTAATGTTCTGTGCGGCGGCACCCATCAGCATTGACATACCAGATGCAGTTCGGCCTACGCCAGTTACGCCTGTCTGCCCGTGGGAGAACGAAGGAATACCGGTGGACTCATCTGCTAACTGACGTGACTTGTCAAACAGCATCATGTTCTCAGAAGCTACGTTTTGAAATTTAGTAGAGAACAAGCCTTGACCCGGAGCACCGCCTTGACGGCGGAACACTTTGCCGGGGTAAACCGACAAATCTTGTCCGGGTACTAAGTTAGTCTCGTCCACCTCAAAGATAAGGTTTCCAGATAAGACAGCGTTGTCTACAGCCATGCGCATAAAGCCGTTCATCAGGTGCTGTGTATCTTCCATGTTCTCAGCAACACCGACACCGAAGAATGAGTATGGGTTCAACTCATACGGTGCGGCATAGAATGGAATGCGTGTTGGCTTAAAGGGATTCAATACAAGGCGAAGTATGTGTCCACCACAGATCCATGCGTTGACCTGCACCTGATCCAGCTTCTTCGCTTCACGAGGCAGTTTAAGACCGGCGTCTTCAGCAGTCTCTGTGTCAACAAAGCCCCAGTACTCTAATACTTCCCAACGATTCACATCGCTGACAGTATCGGCATCGTCAATCACATCTTCCCAATACTCTTTAACGTAGTTCGGACCGGATACAATAGAACGCTCTACGGCTTCCTTACGGAACATTGGACGGTCTTTTAATTCACGTAGCTGTGAACGAGACATGCGGTGACGGTACACAACGTACTCTGCGTCATCCATACTGTATGCATCCGCATCGGGATAGAAGTTCCAGATAGATACAGACTCAATCCGTGGGCGAGTCTTCATGATCGGAGCGTACTCACCGTCAGAGTCCCAACGTGGGTACTCAATATCCTGAGCAAACGGTCCTTTAATAATACCGGTACCAAATAAGCACTGCTCAAACGCCATAAAGCGGAGGTGCTTAGTACCATCCGATTCAGATAGCTGATCGTGAATCTTGGTCTCCATGCGACGAGCGGCTTGCTTGGCAGGTTCATAGATAGCCGCAGTCGGGGTGCTTCCCGGACCTGCTTTGATCTCACCTTCTGCGCCACCAATCTTATCGGCAATCGGGCCAAGGTCACGGGCAGTCACTGCACCTTCAGGAACTTCACGTCCGTCACCGGCATACCCGACGTTTAACTCGTCGTACACATCTTTAAGGGGATCAGGTACAGCAACATCAATGTGTACGCTGTCTTTGATTCCTTCTGGAATAGGTGTAGGCTCAACGCCAATAGGAAACTTATTCCCCGCAAATAATACGTCGGTTACTTGGCTATACGCCGCAAGCACTTTAGTTTTAGTAATCTTGACGAAGATCTGAGAACGTTCAGTTTCGGTAAACTGCGTTGTATCATCGTAGATACCACGGTAGTTTTTGTACGCTGTTAACCAACGCTCTTCATCCGTGAGTCGTTTATCTTTAGAGCGCTGAAACTTCTCACGTACTATATTTACAAACCCAGAATACTCAATCTCATCCTGTTCATCTTTAGAGTCTTCTAAAGCCAGAACCTCATCGGTATCAAATTCGGGTTTATCTACAATTGCCATCTATACACCTACTAATACCCAAATACAGGGTCCATTGGTTTCCACTGTGTTTTATTAAAATCGTTGCCAAAGTCAAATATACTTTTTGATTTAGGCCGAGACATGACTCCATAACGCACAGAATCGTATGCGTGATCGCTTGCGTAGCGAGGGTCTATATCGTCTGTGCCCTTAGGATCAGTCGGTATTACCTGCAAATCTGCAATGATCTGTCTGCACGTGTTAAAGAACACAAGCTTAGGCAACTCGGCCTCTTCATCTACCTTTAGCAATTCGTGCAATCTGTTTTTACCTGCAACCCGAGATCCTCCTGTACGGTCTGATGGTCTCCAACGACAACCTTCCGCAATCATCTCTTCTGCAATAGAAGGACCTGTATGGCCCCGTGTATGCCACGTTGAGCTATCTAGCACCCCGTAGCTAATATCTTCACCTGACTCTAGGTCTAATATTTTTCTTGCCAAGTCTCTTGCAGTGTGCTTAGATACGTACAATTCCCTATAGACATACAGAACCTCAAACGCAGGATCTATAGCAAACCAATGTACTGCTGAGTACGAACTGTAACCGTAGTCACACGATCTGAACTTTCTCCAAGTAGACGGTACATCAAAAGGTTCACATGTATGTACTGGTAGCTTGAACTCAGGAAAAGCTGCACCATCCGCAATTGTCCAATCACCTTCAAGCAACTGTCTACGTTGTTGCTCAGGCATAGATAACAAGTTGGCTTCGTACATGCCATCTTCAAACAAGTACGGATTATCTTTAAGTGTTGCCGGTATGAACCGACGATAAAACAGAGGCTCTCCTGCACGAGAATGATTCGGAGGAAAGCGTAATTCTTCTTTAGTCTCTAAATCGACAGGTACAAACGGTTTATTTGAAGGTGCAGGGTCAATAAACATCTGCTTAACCCAACCGTGACCCGGACCTCCAGGGTTTGTAGTTGCTCTCATACACAGAGGCAAGTTAGGGTCTGTTGTACGTAAACGAGAACGCATATAGTCCCACGCAAAGGGCGTAGGGTGCTGTGTTAACTCGTCAAAGCCAATCCAAGTAAAGGCTTGACCCTGATAACGCAATACATCGTCTTCACGGTCCAAATATGTAAACCACAAGCGTGCACCAGAAGGAAAAGTCCACTGAGATTTACGTTCTGACCAACGTGCACTCTTAAACACCTTCGGATATAGCTCCTGAGACTTCCACACAAGCTCTCTAAGCTCATCTGAGCGCCTACGTAGTAGGAGACCATTAAAGTTAGGGTTAGAGACGTACCTGAGAGGATCTACGAGCAATGCGTACGACTTACCACCGCCTGCGGCACCCCCATATAGCACTTCACGCTCTGGAGCCGCCAAAAAGTCCGTTTGTGGACCCTCGTTTGGCTGGAAGATGATCTTTTGCTTCTCTTCCGCCTCTTTAATCTCATCGACAACCTGTATTTGCTTAGGAGACTTCAACCGACCTTTGTCGGTGATGTAGTCATCTAGGTTTTCTAAGGCGTCTTCAGACAACTTACCAGATTCAATGGCTTCTTCAGCCGTTAAACGCTTTAACTCCAGCTCCATCTCACGCATCTTGCGGGATAGCTGGCGCTTCTTATCTGTCTTTGTCTTTTCTTTCTTTGTTTGGTTCTTTGTAAAGTGCTTTTCACCGGCAAAGTTGTTTACCTTCTGATGCACTTCCACCCAATCAGGTAACATTCCCTTGATTAGGTTAAATTCTTCTGCAATCTTCTGGTAAGAACACTTCGCACCGATGTTATTGGTTACGTATTCTGCAGCTTTACGGTACGACACGCCATTACGTACGCTGTACATGGCCTGTACGAAGATAGCCAAGTCATCCGGACGCAGTTTATAGACAGCATCGTTTGTATCTTTATCCCTGTACGGCATCCTATCGTACAAGTAGGGCCGGTAAGGCTTACCTCTTGGACTCCGTATAACGTACTCGGGGTATACTTCCTTAGCGATACCCCGTAATGCGTCATCTTCTATACAATCGTATAGACTCATTCATCCTCTTTCTTGGCTGGCAAGATAAATAGCCCTGAGCCGTCTTCTGAAGAGACTTCCAACTTCTCTTTCTTAACAATACCCACACGATCCAAGACTTCTTTAGCTGCAGCTACGGAGTTCTTAGCACCGAGTGCTGTAGGGTCATCTAAAACACCGACCATACCAAAGGCCGCCTTGGGTGCGTTGTACGCTAGGATGTGTTCTGCAATGGCAATTAGCTCATCTTGCAAGTAAGGTACAACATCTCGTGCAGATACGTTGCCGTACTCTGAAAGCTTGAGAGCTTTGTTGATATTACCCTGCGCTTCACCCGCCATCGCCTCTAGAAACGAAAGCTGTTTCTCTGAGTACGTACGTTCGGGGTTAAGGTACTTTGCTTTGTCCATTCGCTCTACCACTTCTTACATGACCAATAACGTGCTGTAAACTTATCCTTTGCAGTGTCACACTTATGACGAGCACGGAAGCTCTTACGACGCTCAGGGTTATCTTTCTTGATTTCCATATTGGGATCACCAAACCGAACAAGCTTGATCTGGTCATCTTTCTTGGCAAGTACCGCAAACTTCTTAGGACCATCTGGGGTACGTTTCGGCTTGTTGTAGCCCGCAAACGTCTCACCCCGATATTTAATACGTCCTGATGGGAGTCGTTCTGCGTCTTTAGTTGTTG